AATTTACGGTTAAACTCATGTTCGTATTGTCTTACAATAGGCAACAATGTCATGTTTACGAATTGAATCATTAATTGTTCGTTAGATGCCATTGTTCCGCCTTCCACATCATTTAAAAAGGACACCGGCACATTAAAAACATTGGCTACCCGTGAGCGTGTAATTCTCTCTGATGCCAATGTATCTGATGCAAAATATTGTTTTTTGATTGGATCAATTTCAACACCTGGTTCTTTAAATAGAATACCCCCGTTTTCTGAGTAAAACCTCCTAAAATCACCAATAATTCGATTCCTTTTTTCTTCATCAACATTTGATGCATAGCTCAATGTAAAAGATTCTTTTTTCTCCATTTCAGAAAGCGAAAACTCTTGGACTGCCTTGTCGTATTTAATGGTATTGGCCAATACTTTCAACGGCGATAACCCCCGAATGCGCCCAGGACCACAAATGTGTTTTACATGAAGCATATCAGTATTTGCAACATACATCGTTTTTTGTTCGCCCCGAACTTGATACCAAAGTAAACCATCATCTTTGTTAATAAATTCAGTAACACAGGATGGATCCAGTGGAACAATTTCATTTGGTCGCATGCGTATATCACGCAAAATAATCGCGTAACCATTCCCTGTTTCATTTCTACTTACTTCTAAAGCATTTAATAAATCAAAGCTACTCATATTTTGGTTTGGTTCATTTATGAGTACATCTGAAATATCATTTTGAATCACATCATAATTTTTGTGTAATTTAATAGGTAACGCCGAAATGGTATTGGCAAGTCTACTAATAACACTAAATATCGTTTCATTCGTTGCTAACTGACTGTTATCGATACCCCCAAAGGTTCGTCCAAACCAATTGGAGAAATCCCATGTGGAACCCTTCCAACCTGTAGTAGCCCCCGCATATGCCATATATGCAGAAGTTTTAATTCGTTGCCATAGTTTCAATTTCTCACCTCCCTCTTATAAATCATGAATAGAAATAAAGCTGATATTACCTTCTCCACTTTCGAATGTTGCGTATCTAGCTTGAACAAAAGCAGTTATAATGGCTGCTATCGGGTCAATTCTTTCTCTAGATTTTGATTTTGAAAGTTTAATACTTTCATTGGCTGCCATTTCAGCAATTGCATTACCGACTGCCCATGATAATACCTTATCGCCTACATGGGTAATTTTCTTTTGATGATCATTATTTTGATAAACATAATCTCGAAATTCTTTTGTTGGCTCTGATAATGTAGGGAAACCTTGACGAACTTCAACAATTGTTAGCCCATAGTTAGCCATGTTTTGAGCAAACTGCGTGGCACCGTATGGATCGTAGCAAAATAGAATTACATTCAATTCATTGTTATTGATAAAATCCATTATCCATTGCTCTACGAAACTATAATCTACTACTGCACCTGGTGTAACATCCATCCAACATTCTTCTATCCACACATCGTATGGCACTTTATCTTTCGCTCTACGCTCTGCAAGTGCTTCT